TACTGGTGAGGGAGTGAGAGAAGTATCTGCCCCTTCATACTACTCAGAGAGAGGCGAGGACTGCCCACCAAAGATCTCTGAGTCAATTACAGAGTATCTTGACCAAACAGAGAGAACTGATGGTGAGTATGCTTACCTATTTGACAATGGTTCATGGACATGCTACGATATAGGTCAGTATGGAAGTGGAGTGAAGGGTGAGATACTTGACATTCCAGCAGAGTTTCCAGCAAGAATGGCATTTTAGTATGCCACTTCAATAACTGGCACAAGGGTGGTTGACCTACCACCCAAAACACAATATAATAAGGTCACTGGGCAAGAGAGATTGCCGATCCCTGAGATCTTAAGTTCCCTAAAAGGTTCTAAGGTCAGACATCTCGGAATCAATCTGTAAGACCCACCACATGAGAGATATGTGGTTCCTATGCCGAAAACGATCAATGGGTATGGTGAGAGTCCATACTATCTCCGAAAGGATAAGGGAAATCATTGATCAAGTAGGGTTCAGGTGTAAGCGATTCCCATAGGGTAAATTTGGGCATAGTAGGTGAAACCTCTGTTGATGCCCCACTCTCTCATTTTTCTAGTCGTGGTATGACTTAGTACCTATCCGACCTTGTAAGGTAGCATTGTAATAGAATGTGGTAATTCCTTACATAACGAAGATAGGTGAAGCACCTCTTGAGCATACCACACTACTTGCCCTTGTTGGTACAATCTTACTTCGTTGGGGAGCGATTCTATCATTCGTAATGATTGGGAACATTATGAAAATGAATGATAGTATGGTAAGATGGAGGTTCAATTCCTCTAAGGGCATTTGGGGATCACCCCATATTGTAAACCGACTATTTTATTATGTCACCTAATTTTGCCGAGTTCCTACTTGACAGCACTAACAATGGAAATGAGATCCTAGCAGTTCTTGAGGACATTGTAGAAGTAGTAGAGACAGGAGGAACAGACCTATAAGGACAGTTTGATAACTGTCACACGACCCCTTCACAGGGGTCTTTTTTTCTCTATAATAAGAACATCACCAACGGAGTTCCCAATGCCTACAGTTTTAACAAGACAAGAAAGAGAGCAAGTGGTTGCTGATCTTGAGAACAAAATCCTTAGATGGACAAATCAGTTATGTATCTCACTTGCTGAGAACTACAAGCAGTATCATAGAAGAATGATTGAAAATAATGCTGCAATGTTCAATGCTGATGGTAGCAAAGCAGAATTATCACGCTACGCACAAGAGCAATTAAATGAGTTAAATGAGGGTACATTCAAAGGAATGAGATTTACCATTACAGAAGGTAAAAAGTATTATAAGATCATCTCAAACGATTGGGATGAGCGTAGAAAAGAGTGGAATAGTGGTGGTGTTCATGCTTTTGTTAACAAGCATACAGGTGAGATCTACAAAGCAGCATCATGGTCAGCACCAGCAAAGCACGTTAGATACGATCTAAGAGTTATTGAAGATCGTGAGTATGTGCTTGATCCTCGTAACTGTGGATGGAGTGGTGGTTATCTCTACATGAGGTAATCACTATGCTTGTAGATCTATCCAAAGAAGAACTTGGTCTTATTCTAACAGCATTAGAAGGTAATTCTGATCTAATGAATGATGACCAAGTAGAACCACTCTTTAATAAGTTGAGTGGTATTTCAAAAGCATGTACCTGTAAGGAGGATTAAATGTTACACCTTATTACACTATTCGCTATCTGTGCCATCGTATCTGCTATGATAGTATTAATGGTTTACAATCCACATCATCATTAAAATGATCTCAACCACAGTTTCCTTCAAACCTATTACAAGATACACAAGGGCAGGAAAGCGTGGTAAGCACATTATCTGTCCTAATTGTAAAACAATTCGTAAAGTTTATCATTTTAACTTTTCAGGATTGACTTGTCCACATTGTAGAGAATCAATCGACAAATCATTATGGAGTGTAGAACAATGAAAACTTATCACGTTAAATGCTCAGAGACAGTAAACTTTACTGTTGCAGTTGAAGCAGAAACCGAGGATGAAGCAAGAGAACTTGCTCACGAAGATATTAATTCTCACGAAGTTATTGCAGAGTCAACAACCGAGTGGGATATTGATGAAGTTGTATTGGAATCAGAGGAGTGGTATAATAAATGAGTAACGATATGACTAGCAAAGAAAAACTACTATTCATTCTATCATTCTTATGGACACTACATTGGGGAACAAGAGTCGTATCTATCGTAGTGGATACGGTTATTCTAAACGCAGGTGTGAGAGTGTTACCAATTGGTTTTTAAACACTTTCCTACCTAGACATCATATTGATGTAACTGTCATCCATAGAGGGTTGATTAGAGAAGATGCTATGGGTTTCTGTGATTGGATAGGTACGTCATACAAACCTAGAGATTTTGAGATACAGTTACAATCTAATATGGATGCCAGAATGTATATTGAAACTCTATTGCATGAGTTAGTACATTTGAGGCAATGGGTTCATGGTACATTAACTATGAAGAGTGGTAAGTTTATATGGGAAGGTGAGGATATACATCATATTGATTATATGAATCAACCCCATGAGATAGAAGCATTTGCTGAAGAGGGTATTTTATATCGTAGATACATGAAAGAGGTGAAGGGTGTGACAGTTCAAGAACCGACACAATATTTTGCCAATAGATTAACTCAACCCATATAATAAGAATATGAAAAACATTCACATTGAGCATCCTGAAGATTCTATTCTTACAGGTGACTTGTCTGTATTGGATTGGTTTTGTTCTATGAGGGGTGCAAAAGCATCATTGAAGATAGATGGATCTCCAGCAATAGTATGGGGAACAAACCCTTCTACTGGTAACTTTTTTGTTGGTACTAAGAGTGTATTCAATAAGATAAAGATTAAAATTAATGAGTCACACGCTGATATTGATCTTAACCATGAAGGTAATGTAGCAAAAATCCTTCATGCTTGCTTTGACCATTTACCCAATACTCAAGATATTATTCAAGGTGACTTTATAGGATTTCGTGGAGATCATACATATCAACCCAATACCCTTGTATATTCTTTTCCTGAAGTGATAGAGGAAGATATTATTATTGCCCCTCATACTGTGTATGATGCCCCTACAGGGGTGCTTAAGGAGGCGATTGCAAGTGGATTAGATTATAAATTAGAATCATTTAGTGAAGTATTGTTTATTCAACCTGATATAGATTTTTATATTACACCTAAACTTATTCAGAAATGTAATTTTGCTAGGCAAATGGCACAACTTGTTACATTTGTTAGTATTAAGGAGGCAAGAGAACTTAAGAAGAAATTAAACCAGTGTATTCGTGAAGGTATCAATACTGGTAATGATAATGGACTCATTAGTTACTGGAAGTTGGTACAATCTATCAAGCATGACTTTATGGAGTTGTTTACTCACAATGCTGATTTTGCCACTTTCATTTATGATGGTGATACCATTCAACAGATTGATGGTGAAGGTTATGTCATGTGGAATAGTATAGGAACTTATAAATTAGTTGATAGAGACGTGTTCTCTCATGCAAATTTTAATCAATCACAATTTAGGAGGTCATAATGGAACCAGTAGAACTTACAATCAACCTGACTGAGGCAGTAGAGGATCTACAACTGGGTTTAACTAAGGAACAGGTTGAATATATCGCTAATGATATTAAGCGAGGATGGGATTTCTCTCACATATATGAGGAGATCGAAGTAAAGGTTGAAGAATCTGCTAGGTATGCTAACATAACACTATCCACTTAATTCCCACAATGTCTAAACTTTCTGATAAAACAATCAACAAACTTGCTGATACATTGGTTGAAGATGTAATTGATTACATCATGGAGGATGAGAGATTGTATGACTTCTATCTTGAAGTGATAGGTGATGCAGTATGTCAAAAGTTGGGTAAAAAGAATGATGATGGTACATGTTCATTTGATAGTGGAATATCGGCAGAATTGATTATGGCAATATCAGATAGAATTACATTAACAAGCACCCCTGATGTGGGATATAGAAATACAGGTGCTATTGATGATATACTATCTTTCTTCAAAAGCAAGAGAGAAGAGACAGTTTGATAAGTGTCACATAGGAGGTGGTAGCACCCTCTCAATCCTATTATAATAGGCACATCAGCAACGGAGTTTCCAATGTCCGATCCTTCACTAAAGTATTCAAAAGGAACCAAAGAAGTAATGTATTTGGTTACAGACATCTTCTTTGATACCACTATGGGTGGTGAGAGAGAAACTGATGCTGAAGAAGAACGTGACGTAACACAAGATGCCATTGGATTATGGTATGCTACGGATGAAAATCACTTATGTGATAAGATCTCACAAGCATTTGGTTTCCCTATCATTGACATAAACGCTACCACTAACACTTTACATCCTCTTACTTCCTACATGTAATGACAAAACTTACTTCAAAACAACACAACGAAATCGCTGAACAATTCGCTGAATTAGTTGTTGATGGCATGGACATGAAAACACTTGTCGGATATGCTATGGATAATCTCATGGAATATTATGAGAAGTGTGATGAACATGAATTGAGAGAATTGGTTGATGAGTATGATGAGGATTTATTTGATGAGTTACTTGACAATGTAACCCAACAATATCCTAAACAACTTAATACTTTTGAGAAAGAAACTTTCCTTGACATCAACAATACTGGAGGTAAGTATTAATGAAACCTCTTGATCCTAAAATCTATGAGGCATTGAAGGATGCCACTCCAACAGTTAAGTATTACTTTCTTCTCCCACCCAAAAAACCATGAGGACATTGCATCTAACCAATGCTCAATTCGCTGCTTTATATGATATTTTAGCAGAGACAGTTGAGTATATTGAAGGTGATTTAATCACAACAGAAGATGAGAATGGAAATGAAATAAGAGAAGATATAACTGACTATGAAGCATATCAAATCTTTCAACTAATTAAAAACATTCGGGGGCAATCCTAATGAGCAAGTATGAAGAGTTTCAAGAGTGGTTAAATGAATGTCCTGTTAAAATAACAAGATATGAAGATTTTACCGATTTCTTTGAAGTTACATTTGATGTAGTAGATGATGAGGTAGAAGAGGTAGAACAATGTGTTATAGACACTAATGGTGACTATGCTGAGTGTGTTGATCGTATGGTAGCAACCATGAAATCTCCAGTAGAACTTGAAAATGTGACTGATGAGTGGTATGATGAGGAGGGTAATTTAATTCCATGAAACTAACAGTTGATGAGTACCTACAATTACAAGAGGTATTCCCATTTAAGGATTTACAGTTTGATTCTATCAACTGTTATTTTAATCCTATCTACTACAACAATCCAATGTACTTTAGTCCATTAACCTATGAGGTTGAGCAATGAAACTAACTGAAGATGAGTATGATCTTGTAGTATGGTCACTTGAGCAAATGTGGTTAGATTTTAATCCACAAGAGGAACAGGATGCCCATAATGCTATCGCAAAGTTGAAAGAAATGACAGAGTTTGTGCCAGCTAAGGAAGTGGCACATACACACCATAAAAGAGATCTGGACTCGTTATAATAACAATGTAAGCAATTCAAACACCATGAATACAACTACAGGACTTACAGAAGATCAGTTGATGGATCTTAATTCATACATCACCTATCTTGTTACATCTGATGATGACTTCCTTGAGGTTGACCATGAGATTTGTATTGATTACCTAGAGTCACAGGACATTGAAATTAATGATACTGTGATTGACCAAGTTCACAATGCTATTTTCCCCGAAAAATGATTAATTCAGACAAAGTAGGTCACACCTTTTGGATAGACCGCAACGGTATTTTTCAATCTGCCCCAACATTCCTAACAGAGTTACCTGATCTTGAGAACTCTTTACCTGTTGCAGATTGGGAGGGTGATGACCTTACCATTGAAGAGTTTACTGAAGTTATTTCAATCTTCCAACGCCTCAGTAGCAGAAGAGCAACTGGAGTGGGTGGTCATGGATTACCTGACCATATAGGATTCTCATCTGTGACAGTATAATAAGTGGCACATTGGGACTGTTATCAGTCCCTTCAACCATTATAATAAGTACATCACCAACGGAGTTCCCCAATGAGATACTCAGTCCATTGCCCATCAGCACCTTATGAAAACTCATCATTTGTATCACTTGACGATTGTTGGGGTTTATGCCTTGATCTTTCTCAAGAGTATGGTTACGCTGAAGTACGCTACGGTAATTGCCTAATGGGTTCCTACACTAATGGACAGTAAAATGAAACAGTTTGTATCCTCAATCGACCAAGTAGTAATTGATTACTATGTTGAAGATGGTCAACTATCATACAGGACTGAAGGAACTGAAGATTTTCAGGACTTCATACCTGAAGATAAAAGAGCATATACTGATGAAGAGTATGCTGAGTTTTTATCACTCTTTACTCACTATGATATTGCCAATAATCCTAAGTTATGGGCAGCATTGAGTGACAGTTATTAAACTGGCACAATGGGGATAGGCAACTATCCCTTCAACCCTTATAATAGGTACATCACCAACGGAGTTCCCCAATGCACAGTTCAATCGAAGGTTTCATTGATTACATCTACTCATTCTACAATGTAGTTGATGGTCTTTATCCTGTATATGGATGCACTAAGAGTAAAATCAAGGATGCAATTCACGAATACTGGAGGCAGATAGAAAAGTATCCAACTGTGTTAACTTGGGGTTATGGTGACAGTTTAGATCGTGAGAGAGTAAGAGACATCATGTTCGACCTCTATCCAGCAATCTCCTACAAAAAATGAAAGTTTTTGATGAAATAGACCTGTTAGTTCAGGTCTATGAAAACTACCTCACCGAGCAGGGACTACCCTATGTCTCTGCTGATGAGCAAAACAAATCCGAACTTACCTCTGAACAGGTAACGTGGATTGAATCCTTTGAAACCCTATGGGACTTAGCAACATGAACACCCCTTCTAATCAAATCTTTGCTGACATTGACTTCTTAGTTGATGAAATGGCAATGGACGCTGACCAATGTGATGAAATCTTACATGCTTGTGATGATCTTGGCGGCATCAGTGCAGAGTATTTCTGTGAGGAGTTTATCTTTTGCCCTGAAGATGCAACCCCTG